TAGTGGAAGGAAATATCGACGTAGCTATCTCCGAACCAGATCCCGAAATCATTGTGAGGATCGATGAGTTAACTCGGCATCAACATCAAAGAGAAATTCGTTACGGTAAAATAGAAAACGAATTAGATATGCTGTATAAAGATATTGATGCGGGTTTATTTGGAGAAGCAGCAAAAACTGGATCTTTTTATCTTCATATCAAAACGATTAAAGATGACGTGCCTAAAATAACAGATGAAAGGAAAGCTGTAGTAGAGGCAGAACTTGAAGCAATATTTGCTAATCAAGGCGAAGGAGACTAAATATGGAATTTAAGTTTAGAAAAGGCAACATTTTTAAAATTGAAAATGGGATAAGTGCTCAAATTACCCGAGAAGAGTATGAAGCTCTTAAAGGCAAAGAGAATGGCGGCTCGAAAGCGAAGGTCAGTAAAGAAGAAACCGGTACCGACGAACAAGAAGTTATACTCGAGAGTGAAAGCGGAAGCGAAGAGGAAGTTTAAAGTATATCCGTCGGCTTACGCAAACGGGTGGCTTGTAAAAACTTACAAGGCACGAGGCGGTAAATACCGCATGGGGAGTAAATAATGCCTTACGGAAAAGGAACTTATGGTAAAAAACGAGGACGTCCTTCTAAAGCAGCAAAAAAGCGCGGAAAGAAGAAAAAAGGGGGTAAAAAATAATGGACTTTATTTTTGGAATTGCAGTAGGTTGGGCAGCGCATTGGGCTTGGGTTAAGTTTGGCAAGCCTATGATGGACAATATCTAAAATGGCAAAGCCAAAAGGTGGTTTAACCAAATGGTTTAAAGAAAAATGGGTAGATATTTCCCGTCCGAAAAAGGGCGGGGGGTATATGCCTTGTGGACGTAAAAAATCTAAAAAAGGAAAGTATCCTAAGTGTGTCCCAGCTTCAAAAGCTGCTCGTATGACAGCGGCACAGCGTAAGTCTGCCATTCGTCGTAAGAGAGCTGCAGGTAACCCAGGGGGAAAGCCGACTATGGTTAAAACTTTTACCAAGTCGAAGAGGAGAATGCGACGTGGCGGTAAAAAGAAAAGGTAAGAAAAGAGATCCTCGTTTAAAAAGAGCGGGAGTTTCAGGTTTTAATAAACCAAAACGCACCCCAAGGCACCCAAAAAAGTCGCACATTGTTGTAGCAAAGGTAGGCTCTAAGATTAAAACAATTCGTTTTGGGCAAAAAGGGGCTAAGACTGCTGGTAAACCCAAAGCAGGGGAAAGTGCAGCAATGAAAGCGAAGCGTAAAAGTTTTAAAGCTCGCCACGCAAAGAACATTGCAAGAGGCAAAATGAGTGCAGCTTATTGGGCCGATAAGGTAAAATGGTAATGAGTGATTTTCATCCAGCAGATAGTAATGGTGATGGTAAGGTCAGTAAAGAAGAAGAATCAATGTACCTCGAATTTAAAAGAAAGGAGCTAGAAGATGCGGACGCAATGCGAGATGCACAAAGAAACATGGCGTGGTATGCTCTTGGTGGGATGCTGCTGTATCCCTTCGCTGTTGTTGGTGCTGATTTTGTTGGCTTAGACAAAGCATCTGGTATTTTAGGAGACATGGCACCTACCTACTTTGTAGCAGTTGCAGGTTTGGTGGCAGCTTTCTTCGGCGCACAGGCTTACCAAAAAGGAAAATAAATGGACTTCTTACTTGATCTTGCAGTAAACTTTTGGCAATGGACTATTGTAATCAGTCTTATTCTTATCGGCTTTGTAGCTAGCATTTTTGACGGGCAAGGGGAAAACAGGGTAGGTTTTTACTATAACGAAATGCCTCATATGAAACCTCTTCCAATTCAAACAAAAGATAAAGGATTTTGGAAAGCAATATGGATGTGGTTACTGGGCGTTCGTCAGTGGGAAATCTGTGATGATTTTCATTTTATGATAGGGTTAGAAGAGTATGTTATCCCAAAAGGTTTTCAATTTGATGGTGCATCGGTGCCTAAGTTTCTTGCAATGTGGCTTTCCCCCACAGGGGTCTTACTTATGGGCGGGCTTGTTCATGATTATGGCTATAAATACGCAACACTTATGAAGAAAGATGGGACAGATATTGGCAAAAAAGATCAAAAGTGGATGGATACTCTGTTTCGAGATATTTGTATTGAAGTAAATGGTTTTAAGTTGTTAAATTACTTAGCATACTGGGCTCTTCGAGTCGCAGGATTTGCAGCTTGGAACGGACACAGAAAAAACGACTAAGAAAATAATATGGCAGTAGAATTAAGTAGAAGAGATTTAATCTCTCAACAACTTGTAGAGTTTCAATCTGAGACGAGGTTTCTCAAACTTCCAGTAGATCCATATTTGGACTTACTCGGCGTAACACCTCTTCCGTCTCAAATGGCGATCATAAATGCAATAAACAATAATAAGTATCGTTTTGTTACAGCAGCTATTTCTAGAAGGCAGGGCAAAACGTATATTGCAAATATAATAGGACAACTAGTATCTCTAGTTCCTGGTTCACACATATTAATTATGTCTCCGAACTACGCCTTGTCTCAGATTTCTTTTGACCTTCAGAGAAACCTTATAAAACACTTTGACTTAGAAGTTGCTAAAGACAATGCCAAAGACAAAGTAATAGAGTTAACAAACGGCTCCAGTATTAGAATGGGTTCTATTAACCAAGTTGACTCCTGTGTAGGTAGAAGTTATGATCTAATTATTTTTGACGAAGCAGCTTTGGCGGATGGAAAAGAAGCTTTTAATGTAGCTTTACGACCGACGCTAGACAAGGATAACTCTAAAGCCTTATTTATTTCTACTCCGCGAGGAAAGAGTAACTGGTTTGCAGAGTTTTTTAATAGGGGGTTTAGTAATGAATTTCCAGAATGGGCATCTATTCGCGCTACTTATAAGGATAATCCACGAATGTCTGAAAGCGATATTGCGGAAGCTAGAAAAAGTATGTCCGAAGCAGAATTTAAGCAAGAGTACGAAGCGGACTTCAACACATATGAAGGACAGATTTGGAACTTTAATCACGAAGAATGTATCGAAAACTTGGAGGAACTCGACACTTCAAAAATGGATATATTTGCAGGGCTTGATGTGGGGTATCGCGATCCCACGGCATTTTGTGTCTTAGGATATGACTGGGATAGTCAAAAATACTACTTACTAGACGAATATATAGATGCAGAAAAGACTACTGAACAACACGCAGTCGAAATTCGAAGACTTGTGGAAAAATGGGATATTGATTACATTTTTATTGATTCAGCGGCTCAGCAAACTCGATTTGATTTTGCTCAAAATTATGATATTACTACTGCTAATGCCAAAAAGTCTGTTCTTGACGGTATTGCTCATGTAGCTGCTATTGTTGACAATAATAATCTTATTGTAGATCAAAGATGTAAGCAAAGTATGTCTGCATTAGATCAATATCAATGGGATCCAAACCCTAATTTGGCAAGAGAAAAACCAAAGCACAATATGGCATCTCACATGGCTGATGCACTTCGATATGCACTATACTCATTTGAAACTTCAACTACCGGATTTTAATAGGACCAGAGAAAAATAGTAGTTGACAATTTAGTTCTCCCACGATATAATTTCGTTAATAAAAAGTAGTAGATTCAAAGATGACAGAGCTAAAACGAGATCCCGTAAAGTATATAAGGGATAAAGCAAAAGCAAGATACGAAAAAGGAAGCGAATGCTATATCTGCGGCGCTGACGCTCAACTCGACTTTCATCACTACTATAGTTTAAGTCCTCTTCTTCAAAAGTGGGTTAAAGAAAAAGCCTATTATATGGACGATATAAGAGACTTTAGAGATGAATTTATTAACGAGCATATTGAAGAGTTATACGAAGAAACTGTTACTATATGCCATGCACATCACTTAAAATTGCATTCAATTTATGGGCGTAACCCAACACTACATTCAGCGCCTAAACAAAAACGTTGGGTAGAGATTCAAAGAGGAAAGCATGGCTTGGTATAATTTTTGGCAAAAACCGCAGGATTCTGAAGAGGAAAAATTAAATCCTGCACAGCCATATTTTACTGAAAAAACAATTTCGTCACGGGAATTTACGTTTAGCTATGAGCGAGCGTATGAAGATCTAGAAATTGTAAATCGTGGCGTGAATATGCTTGTGGATGATTGTGCAGAAATTAATGTAAAAGTAGGTCTACAATCTCTAGGAAATAGCGTAGCAAAAGGAATTAAGCGATCACGAGTAAATTTATTGCTTAATAAAGAACCTAACCTTTTTCAAGATATTAGTACTTTTAGGCGTAATTTAATTACGGACTATATTTTAGATGGAAACATCTTTATTTATTTTGATGGAGTACATCTTTATCACTTGCCTGCAAGTAAAATGACTATTCATGCGAGTGAAAAAACTTATATTGATAAGTTTACTTATAACGAAAGTGTGAACTATTCTACAAATGAAATTATTCACATTAAGGAAAACTCTTTTTATTCAATTTATAGAGGAGTTTCTCGATTGAAACCTGCGCTGCGTACAATGGTTCTTATGAAGAATATGCGGGATTTTCAGGACAACTTCTTTAAAAATGGGGCGGTCCCAGGTCTCGTACTAAAGTCTCCTAATACCTTGTCGGAAAAAATTAAAGAGCGTATGATTCAATCTTGGACAGCTCGATACCGTCCTGACGCAGGGGGTCGCAGACCTCTTATACTAGACGGAGGAATTGAAGTAGACTCCATTTCAAATGTAAGCTTTAGAGAATTAGATTTTCAATCAGCAATTGAAGAAAATGAAAAAATTATTCTAAAAGCTTTGGGCATACCCCCAATTATGCTTGACTCAGGTAACAATGCAAACCTTCGCCCAAATATGCGAATGTATTATCTTGAGACTATTCTTCCAATCGTAAGAAAAATTAACTTTGCTCTTGAAAGACACTTTGGTTTTGACCTAACAGAGGATGTAACAGATATTCCTGCCCTCCAACCAGAACTTCGAGATCAAGCACAGTATTATTCGGCTCTTGTTAATACTGGTATTATTAGCCCCAATGAGGCTCGAGAAGCGATTAACTTTGAGCCAATTGAAGGATTTGATGACTTAAGAGTACCTGCAAATATTACGGGGAGCGCAACAAATCCTGACGAGGGCGGACGCCCTATAGAAGAAGGAGAAGATTAATGGCAGTTCGACAAAAGCAACTGGTGCTAAATACAGCATATAAGCATTTTAAAGAGTTTGAGCTACCTCTAGATATTGACTATAAGTCTTATGTTAATATTGTAGGTCCGAAAGACGCAGTTCACGCTATTTCGGTAAAAAGAAGTTTTAAGGCATGGAAATATCTTACTCATGCTCTTAAATTAAAGCACCCTGATTTGGGGAAGAAACCGGAGCCAGTACCTGCTCCGAAACCTGCTCCGAAAGCAAAAGAAGCTCCGGCTCCTGCGCCTTCGAGCAAGGCTGCTCCGGCAGAAAAAAAGAGTGAAGACTAATGGAAAAGATTTTTAATCTTACCTCCACTTTTAAAGCTCTCGATGAGGATGATGGAGGAGTTCATATCTGCGGCATGGCTAGTACTGCCGACTTCGATCGCGCTGGTGATACAATCTCAGCAGAAGCATGGACTAAGGGCGGTCTGAGCAATTTTGAAAAGAATCCTATTATTCTTTTTAATCATGACTATAATAAGCCAATCGGACGCGCAACAGGACTTAAAGTCACTGAAAACGGTCTCGAACTAAAGGCAAAAATTTCTAAATCTGCACCTGATCATGTGGCGCAGTTAGTAAAAGAAGGCATTCTTGGAGCTTTTTCTGTTGGTTTCCGAGTCAAGGATGCTGATTATATAACGGAAACTGACGGATTAAAGATTAAGGATGCTGAGTTGTTTGAAGTATCAGTAGTATCAGTACCATGCAATCAAGCAGCAACTTTTTCTCTGGCGAAATCATTTAATTCTATAGAAGAATATGATGAATTCAAGAAAACTTTCACCAATCGTGTAGATCTAGCCGGTCAGTCTCTGGCTAAGGATGAAAATTCATCGGTAGCTAGTGAAACACCGGACGAAGCGGAAAAATCCGCTAAAGAGGAGATCAATATGTCGGAAGTAAATACTCCCGAAATCGACTTGGAAGCTTTTGCGAAGAAGGTAGCGGAAGAGACTGCTGCTAAAATCGCAATGAAGCAAGCCGAGACGAAAGCTGTCGAAGAAAAGGCAGCACAAGATGCAGAAGTAAAGGCAGCTCAAGAAGCTGCTGAGAAAGCTGCTCAAGAAGAAGAAGTCAAGACTGCCGTAAGCGTAGGTGTTGAGTCGGGTGCTGAGCGCCTGATGGCTGACATTGAAGCTAAACTAGCAGAAAAAGATGCTAAGATTGACGAAGTAGTTATGTCATTCAAAGAGCAGCTTGCTGAGAAGAATGAAGAAATTACCAAGATGCGTGAGTCTAAGCGTGTATTCGCTGCTGACCGCTCAGAAGGTGACAACATTTCTAAGTGGGGCAAAGAGTTCATGTACGCTCACATGCTGGGTGTAATGACTGGTAAAGGTATGGAAACTTCTTATGGTCGTGACCTAATTGAGAAAGCTGGTGTAACTTATTCATCATCTGCTCCCAATATCGCTACTGAAGTCTCTGGTCAAATCGAAAAGGAAATCATGCGTGAGCTTCGTCTCGCACGTGCATTCCGTGAGATTCAGATCAACTCACAGGCTCAAGTACTGCCAATTCAGCAAGACACCGGCCTGGCTACATTCCAGACTGGCGCTGCTACAGCTGGTAACCTGCAAACTCGCGGGGGTGCTACACCTCAGCCAGCTCAGGTAGTTCTGAAGGCATATCGTTTGATCTCAACCACGTTGATGGATAATCACGTTGACGAAGAGATTCTTATCAACTTGATGCCTATGCTCGTAGAATCAGTAGCACGTTCACATGCTCGCGCTGTAGACGACGCTCTGTTGAACCACGATAGTTCTGGTTCTGACGACTTCGACGGTCTGATTAAGACCGCTGGCACCAACATCTTTGATACTTCTGTATCTGCTGCTGCTCTGGCTACTACTTCAGTAGACGCGGCTGACTTCCTGTCTGCTCGTAAGCTGATGGGTAAGTATGGCATGATGCCTGACGAGCTCGTATACGTTGTATCTCAAGCTCGTTACTACGATCTGATCGCTGATGCCGGCTTTGCCGATATCACCGACGTAGGTTCTGATGTTGCTACCAAGCTAACCGGTCAGGTAGGTGCAATTTATGGCACGCCCGTAATTGTATCTGACAACTTCCCAGCGGAAGCTGATAATGCTTGTGTTGGCCTTGCAGTCAACGTTCGTAACTTTGCTATTCCACGCCTTCGCGGTGTGAACGTAGAGCAAGACTACGAAGTAATGAACCAGCGTAACGTTATCGTTGCTACTCAGTCACTTGGCTTTAACCAGCTAGTTGCTGACACTTCAACAGACGTATCCGTAGTTCGATTGAACGCAGTAGCTTAATAGCTCTGTAAACTGGGGAGGTTCGCCTCCCCAAGTTTTTACTAATTAGCTTATGACAAATTTAGTTACACTTATAGAATATAAAGCCGCCGAAGGGATTAATGCGCCCAAAAATGACGAGCAGCTTAATTATATTATTCCATCTGTAAGTCAATTAGTAAAAACTTATTGTGCAAATAGTTTTGTAGATTATTACTCAACAAATAAAATAGATACTATTAATGTTGATTGGGACACTCATATTGTACAGCTTACAGAAAGCCCTGTAAATACAATTGTCTCTGTAGAAGAGCGGGAAACTTATGACTCTTCCTATACTACTTTAACTACAGGAAGTCACGAATATTATTTTGATAGTATTACAGATAGCATTATTCGTACAACAGGTGGAACAACATATAAGCACTGGGCTCGTGGCCCAGGTGCAGTACGAGTAACTTATACAGCAGGATATGCTAGTATTCCTACTGATTTACGTCTTGCTGTTATGGATTTGATTACCTACTATTTGAAGGATGAGCATAAAGAGCGACGGTCTATTGCTGGCGCTAGTATTCAGAATCAAGCAAGTTCAAGTCAGCGTAATAATGTGGCATTTCCTGACCATATTAAGCGCGTTCTTGATCTTTATAAAAACTTTTAATGAGTAAGGCAGTAGTTTCTAAAAGAATATCAAACCAACTACTGGAAAAACTATCGTCCGAGTTTAATAAAAAAACTAGACAAGCTGCTCAAAGAGGTCGCCCCCAGATTTTACAATTAGAAAATTTAGATTTTATTAATGAAACATTAGACTCTTTTATAGAGAGGGGTAAAGGCAGCAAATCAATAAAAAAAGTTACAGTTACTGACAAAGATGTAAAATGGGCTCAAGACCTCGCAAAATCTTATCAAGCTAGGTTTGTTCAAAAAAGAGGTTTTACAAAAGTAACAGATACTTATGAGTATGCACATATTTCTGAGGTTTTACCTAAAGTAGCTCGGGATATAAAAAATGGTACAAGTTTTATAATTATCAGCTTTTCTACTGCAGCTACTATTAAAAGAAAGATTATTGATCAAATTTTAAAAGATAAAAGCAAAGCTCTGAGAGCCAGAGTTAAAGCTAAAGTAGATAGAGGTCATGGTGTTGCTGGAGGTACTGCAATTTCTTCCTTGCAGCTTGCTCAGGCAGCGTCTTTAGCGTCTAAGAAAGGTATTGATCTAGCAGCAACTCCTGGCCTAGATAAATATTTAAAGACTCAATTTAAAGAAGCAGGTATCGAGTTAAAAAATTTAAACCTTATAAAAGAGGTATTAGTTGACTATCAAACTTTAGTAACTCCTAAAGGAGATCTTAGGGCTGACTATATACCTATAATTACTTTCCAAGATTTTTATGCAAATAGAGGCATAGACGCTAAAGACGAGAAAAAGATATTAGAAATTGTAAGAAAGTTTTTTACAGATGCTATAGGGGCCGATCAGTTAGTAAACATGGAAGGTTCTCGTAGTTTAAAAGATAAGATTGAAGCTCATCTTGTAATGCCGTTCGTAGATTTAGATAAAAGAAATAAAAATGTACGGACAAAAACAAAAGCTAGAAACTTAAACGATGGGGGTAGAAAAAAAGCTCCGAGTAAAAGTATGTCAGATAGTGCAGTAGTAGTGTCGCAAAAAAAGAAAGGGCCTAAGAAAACATTTACAGCCAAAAAACCTAGAAACACACAACGATCTATGTTTTCAATTATTTCTTTGATAAACGAAAAACTGCCTTCTACAATACAAAAAAATATGAAAGAGCCCGCGCTTGTAAATAGAACGGGAAGATTCGCAAATAGTGTAAGAATTATGGAAGTAACCGAAACTAGACAAGGATACCCAAGTTTTGGGTATATGTATCAAAAAGATCCTTATCAAGTTTTCGAAATGGGGAGAGGAAAAGCCCCCTGGGCAACGGACGATAGAGACCCTAGAAAACTAATTGATTCTTCTATAAGAGAGATTGCAGCAAATCTAGCACTGGGAAGATTTTATACTAGGAGAATTTAGTAGTGGCAAATGAAAGACAGTATACAAGTAGAAGAGCTGCTATTACTAAAGCGCTATCTGAAAAGCTCGCAGAAATTGATGGAAGAGGTGTATTTCATACAGCAGTAGCAGAAGTTAGCCCTCGTCTTAAGTTTTGGGATGAAGTAGAAGAGTTCCCTGCAATTCATCTAAATGCAGGCTCAGAGACTAGAGAGTATCAAGCAGGAGGTTACAAAGATAGATTTTTAAATGTGACAATTCGGTGTTACGTTAATCAAGAAGACTCTGTAGATGCGTTGGACGAACTCTTAGAAGATGTAGAAACAGTTTTAGAGGAAAATAGCCGATTTTCTTACAGAGATAGATTCGGTATAGAAAGATTCACACAACAGATCACAATCATTAGTATAGATACTGATGAAGGTGTATTAGATCCTTTAGGGGTTGCAGAAATACTCATAGAGGTTCGATACTAGAAACGACTGGCACGAGCAAAAGTTCACGACCAAGTCTTTTCAAAGTTCATAGGAGATAAACTATGGCAGAACAATTATATTTTAGCAGGGACTCGAAAATGTTCGTCGAGTTCAAAGGCGGAGTTTGGGAAATTCCCGTTCTGGACGGGTTTAGTTTTTCTCAGGCTACTAACTCTTCCGAAATTACACTTTCTGAAATGGAAAGTACTGCAGGAACAAGCCGACGAGGTCGCCGAATTTTTAACGACTCTCTCGCTCCTGTAGAGTGGTCTTTTAGTACGTACATGAGGCCTTTTAAACATTCTACGAGTTATGCAGGAGAAGCTGCAGACAGTGTTAATAATAACCACCACGCTGTAGAAGAAGTTCTTTGGGCTATGATGGCTGGTGCAAATGCATATGCATCCAGTGCCTTCGCTCGTGGAGCTAACGCAGTAACGACTACGGATACCACGGATCTTGATGTTAGCTTTGCACAAAGTAATGTATCCGTTCTTGAAACTGGCAACCTCTTTTTTGTAATTAATACAGATACAAGTGACCCTATGGTCTATAAACTTTCAGATGCTGCAGTAAATGAAGCTTCTATTGATTTTGATGTAGACGGTATTGCAACAGTTAATTGGTCGGGTTTTGCAAAGCAGATTTTTGACTGGACAGCAAATACTACAGTTACTGGTACAGATTTAGTACCTGCCTCAGGTACCGTGGGCAAAGTACAAATTGATACTGATACAAGTCCTTATCAATTTAAGTTAGTAACTGATGCTAGTACTTTAAAAACTGCAATTGACGAGGGAACAGGAGCCACAAATAACTTTGTTCGAAATCGTCTAACTCAGCTTTCAATTACTGCGGGCAATACTACGACCTTTCCCGGAGCAAACAGTAATGGTGTATATAGCTTAACTCTAACTGGAGGTAACGTTACAATCGGTAATAACATTACCTATCTCGTACCAGAAGAACTAGGTTCTGTAAACGTTCCCATTGAGAATGTAACCGGCTCCCGTAGTGTGTCAGGAAGTTTTACTTGCTATCTTGTATTTGATGATCAAGTCGGCGGAACTCTTAATAACGGAACTTCTTCAGACTTCTTTGCAGATCTCACAAGTAGCGGTGCTCTTGAGCTTGTAAACAATAGTTTTGATCTTTCATTCAGTATTGGAGGCTCCAACTCTCCTAAGATTGTAATTGATATGCCAAAATCTCACATTGAGATTCCTAGTCACGCTATTGAGGATGTTATTTCTCTTGAGACTAATTTCCACGGCTTAGGATCAAACCTTGGAACTGCGGACGAAGTTACATTGAAGTACTTTGGACCTTAATTTTTAAAGTAATACCAAAACCCGCTTCGGCGGGTTTTTTATTTTCAGGTCATAAAAAATACTTCTTGACATTTTTCCTGCCCTTCGATATAATATGTGTATTAAATTATTAACAAATCTTTTTAAGGACCAATATTTATGAGTGATTCACCCGTTTCATTAGCAAGTCTCATGACTCCAAGTAAAACAGTATCTATTGATTTTCCCGGATACTCAGAAATGCAAGTAGAGCTTTGTTACCTTGCTAGAGAAGAGCTGTTAAAGCTCCGCAAAAAGTGTTTAACTAGAAAGTTTGATAGAAAAACTCGTCAGCCGGAAGAAATTCTTGATGAAGATAAGTTTCTTGTTGAGTATTGTCAAGCTGTCATTAAAGGATGGTCAGGACTAAAGTATCGTTACCTAGAAGAGCTTCTTTTGGTAGATGTCTCAAGTCTTGACGCCGAAGATGAACTAGTATATACAAAAGATAACGCAGAGTTGTTAATGAAGAACTCTGCGACCTTTGATACTTGGGTTACAGAAACAGTAGGTGACCTTGAAAATTTTACGAGCAACAAGTAGCAGAAATACAAAAGCTACTTGAGCGCTATGTAAAAAGTTCTACTCAGATAGATATAGACAAGTATCTACGTATCTGTGAACAACTCGGCCAAGAACCTGACCCTGCCAAAATGCCGCTGGACTCTTCTGATTTTCCTGAAGAAGTTCAAGTGGCATTTTTTGTATTTTCATTACTCTCAGATAACTGGGATGGAATGTCGGGAACGTATTTAGGGAAAGTTTGGTCAAATGTTGATTATATTTTTAAACTTTACGAACTAGATAATCCAAAAACAATTTTCTTTTTTGCAAAAATGTATGAAGGAATAGTAGTAAAAGTAAAAGCAGAAGAAGCAGACAGAAAACAAAAAGCAGATAAACGAAAATCAAAGTCTGCAGGAGGTGGAAAATCATACACCCATAATGTTAGCGGATAATGGCAAAAAATAAAGTTGAAATAGATGTAAAAGTAGACGATAAAGGTTCTACTAAAAAAGTAGGCTTAGGGGCTAAAAAAGCTTCTGAAGGCCTTGACGCTACTGCTAAGTCTTCTCGTACTGCTGACCGAAATGTAAAAGGACTTGCCCAAACAGCTTCTGCAGGGGGTAAAAACTTTTCTAAAATGGCGCAAGGCATCTCAGGGGGTCTTGTTCCTGCCTATGCGGTTCTTGCTGCAAACATATTTGCATTATCTGCTGCATTTAACTTTTTAAAGAACGCTTCAGACATTGGAGTATTGGAAAAAGCTCAAGTAACTGCTGCTCAAAATACTGGTATTGCGATGGGAAGGCTTACTCAGGGGTTGAGAGAAGCTTCAAAAGGTATGCTTGATTTTCAACAAGCTGCACAAGCCTCTGCCATTGGAGTCGCTAAAGGCTTTTCTCCCT